GGATGCCGCTCGAAAGCGTCCAGGAAGCAACCCGCCGCGACAAGGCGCCATACGATGTGTGGGTCCGGGATGGTTTACTACGGACAACGCCCGGTCGCGTCATTGATTACGATTACGTTGCCCGCGACATCGGGCAAATCTGCTCTGGACTGAGCATCGCGAAGATCGGGTTCGACCGCTGGCGGATGGACCGGATGCAAATGGCGCTCGATCGCCAAGGCGTTTCGCTCCCGCTGGAGCCGTTCGGTCAGGGTTACATGAGCATGAGCCCGGCGCTCGACGCGCTTGAGGCGGATTTGCTCAAGGAATGCGTCCGCCACGGCGGACATCCGGTGCTTGCGATGTGCGCAGCCAATGCGGTGGCGGTGAGCGATCCGGCCGGCAACAGGAAACTGGACAAGGCGAAAGCGACGGGCCGCATCGACGGCCTGGTTGCTCTGGCAATGGCGGAAGGGGTTGAGGCGATGATGCAGGAGCCCGTTCACGAATTGCAGGTGTTCTTGTGAGTTTTTGGGAAAACTTCAAGCGGCTGATCCGCAACGACATTCCCGCACAACCGCTGCAAAACTGGAATTATCAATCCGAGAGTTGGGGCGAATTGTTCGGCCCGGTTTCCGGCTTGCCGCCGATCACAGAGCAGACCGCGATGAAAATCTCGGCGGTCTTTGCTTGTGTTAACCTTATCGCTGGAGCGATCTCCGCTCTTCCGATGAATGTTTATCGGCGCAAGCCTGACGGAGAGCGTGACCAGCTCCAGAACGATGACTTGTGGTGGGTGCTCAACGAGCAATTCCTGCCCCGTTGGTCGGCTGCGAATGGATGGGAATATCTCGTCCTGTCGCTGCTGTTCCACGGAGACGCGTTCGCAGTCATCAAGCGCCAGGGGCCGGTGATTGTCGGGCTTGAGCCGGTCCACCCCAATAGGGTTCAGGCGTTACCTACGTCTGACGGGATGCGGCTGGTTTATGCCGTTTCGCCAGATCCACGGCTGCCGAACAGCTCTAACGGCTATCTAGTTTACGATCAGGATGACATTCTCCATGTCGCGGGCTTCGGCTTCGATGGATGCCGCTCGGTCAGCCCGCTTAAGCATCATCTGAGCATGAGCGGAGCCGTTGCGCTTGCTACGCAGGATTATGCTGGCCGGTTCTTCAGCAACAATGCTCGACCGGATCTAGTCCTAAAGTCAGATCAGCCGATCAATCGCGAGACCGCCGACGACATCGCCAACAAGTGGGCGAACCTCTACTCTGGGACACAGAACGCCCACAAGCCGGCGGTCCTCGGAATGGGCTTTTCGGTTCAGCCGCTGAGCATTTCAGCGGAAGACGCCCAGCTGCTTGCGACCCGCCAATTCCAGATTGAGGAAATCGCGCGGGCCTACGGTGTCCCGCCGTTTATGATCGGGCACACCGAGAAGACCACGAGCTGGGGTTCAGGGGTTGAGACGATGGGGCAGGGCTTTGTCCGCTTTACGCTTCGCCAGCACCTCAACAAGTTCCAGAACGAGATTAACCGCAAGTTCTTCAGGACCGCTGGCAAGTTCGCTGAGTTCGACACGTTCGAGCTCGAAAAGGCGGACATGCAGACGCTGTTCAACAGCTACCGCACCGCGCTCGGCAGGGCCGGCGAAAAACCGTTCATCACAGCGGAGGAAGTCCGCAATCGCCTCAACCTCAAGCGAGTGCCTGACCACGGCACGCTTGATCCGGTGGCGGCCAAAGGGGATACGAATGCACAAGAACCGGCTGCTCAACCTTCTCAAAAATAACGCCAACCGTGGCGAGTTTCGAGCCGAAGCCAACACCATCTACCTCTATGACATGATCGTTTCGTCTCAGGACGAGGCGGATTTCTGGGGTGGCGTTGCGGCGGATACGTTCGTCAAGACGCTGAAGGGCATGACGGGCGACGTATCGCTTCGCATCAATTCGCCCGGAGGCGATGTCTTCGGCGCCCGCGCTATGGCGCAAGCGATCCGCGAGCATGATGGTAAGGTTACGGCCCACGTTGATGGCTACGCCGCTTCGGCTGCGTCGTTCCTGACCTCGGTCGCGGATGAGACCGTAATGGGGCCGGGATCGATGCTGATGATCCACAAAGCCTGGAGCATCGCGATTGGCAACGCCAACGATATGACCGCAACCGCCAACCTGCTCGACAAGATCGACGGCACGATTGTCGAAACATACCAGTCCGCCGCAGCAAAGCGGGGAGTGGAAGGTGCCGACTTCGCGGAACTGATGGCCGCCGAGACTTGGTTGACCGCTCAAGAAGCGATCGACCTCGGCTTGGCCGACGCGGTTGCCGAGGATGGCCCCAAGAACAAGGCTAAGTGGGACTTGAGTGCTTACGAGAATGCTCCAGCCGCCGAAGATGAGAAATTAACCACGGTCGGCGAACTCAAAGTCAAGCTGACGCTCGACACCGAGGAGTTCGACGCAGCGCTCAAGAACGCGGCGGAAGCGGTCAAAGTTGTGGCCCACGAAGCCGAGAAGATCACCGAAACCGAGCAGAAGAGGCCGAATTTCCGGTCTGACATGCTGCTCCGACCAGCTGCGTAAGCGCAAGCCGCGCGAAGCAGAACCCTGCCGCACAATGCGGCTTTCACCGGGCACGCCGTGAGGCGTCCCAATCCCAAGATGGAGAAGACCAACGATGAGCATTCAGGCTCTCCGCGAGCAGCGCGCGGCAAAGGCGAAATCGCTGAACGAACTCGTCAATAAGACCGAGTGGAACGCCGAAAAGGACCAACCGGTTTACGACGCAGGGCTCCAGGAGCTTGACGCTCTCGACGCCCAGATCAAGCGGATCAACGATGTCAACGCCCGCCTTGCGGAAGAGGCTCTGACGGATGCCGTCATTGTCGCCTCCGAGCGCGCGGCCAAGGACAAGGGATCGGACGGCGCAGCCGTTTACGCCAAGTGGCTTCGCGGCGGTGAGAAGTCGTTCAACGAGGCAGACTGGGCCGTGGTGCGCAACACCATGTCCACGGGCACCAACTCGGAAGGCGGCTACACCGTCGCGACCGAAGTTGCTGCCAGCGTTCTTGACGCTCTCAAGGCGTTTGGCGGAATGCGTGAGGCTTCTGACGTGATCCGCACGGCGCAGGGGAATCCGATGTCATTCCCGACCTCGGACGGCACTTCGGAAGTTGGTGAGATCGTGGCCGAGAACGCTGCGGCCTCTTCGGCCGACGCGTCGTTCGGCACCAAGTCGCTGCCCGTTTACAAGTATAGCTCGAAGGTCGTGACCGTGCCGATCGAGCTGCTTCAGGACAGCACCGTGGACATCGAAGCGTTCGTTCGCGCTCGCCTCGTGACCCGCCTTGGTCGTATCACCAACCAGCACTTCACGACTGGCACCGGCTCCTCGCAGCCCAACGGCCTCGTGACTGCCGCCTCGACTGGCTACACCGCGTCGAACGGCACTTCGCAGGTTACGGCGATCACCTACGCCTCGCTGATCGAGCTTCAGCACTCGATCGACCCGGCTTACCGCAAGAACGGTCGCTGGATGTTCAACGACAGCACGCTCAAGAAGCTGCGCCAGATCGTTGACGGTCAGTCGCGCCCGATCTTCAACCCCGGCTACGAGACCGGTTCTCCGGGCGGTGCGCCCGCGAGCCTTCTTGGCGATCCGATCACGATTAACCAGGACATGGCCTCGATGGCGGCTGGTGCGAAGTCGATCGCTTACGGCGACTTCAGCTACTACAAGATTCGCGATGCGCTCGACGTTGTGATGCAGCGCTTCACGGACTCGGCCTACGCCAAGAACGGCCAGGTCGGCTTCCTCGCGTGGCTCCGCTCGGGCGGCAACCTCGTGGATGTCGGCGGCGCCGTGAAGCTGTTCGTCAACGCGGCCAGCTAAGCAACTTTGGGGCGGTTCTTCGGAGCCGCCCCTTTTCTTTCCAGACAAAGGAGCGCTCGATGCGCAAAGACCTGGTTTCGGACTTCAGCGCCAACGTGATGATCGCGAGCGCTACCTATTCGGCTGACGCCACCCCCGTCGCTATCGACATGGCTGGCTTTGAGGGCTGCCAAATTCTGATCGAAGTTGGCGCTGGCGGCATCACATTCAGCGGCACAAACAAGATCGAGTTCGTTCTTACCGAGAGCGACGACAACAGCTCGTATAGCAACGTCGCCGCCGGAGACGTGATCCACGCCCCGCAAGCGGTGTCGAGCGGTATCGTTTACTCGCTGACTGCGGCCCATGCTTCGGCGACCGTTGTTCGCCTCGGCTATAAGGGAACCAAGCGTTACCTCAAGCTGCTGGCGGACTTCAGCGGCACCCATGGCACCGGCACGCCGCTCTCGGCTGTCGCGCTGCTTGGCGCGCCCGTCACTGGGCCTGTCGCCTAACTATCGGGGCGGTTCTTCGGAGCCGCCCCTTTTGGGGAGAAACGCTAGATGAGCTTCCTTCCCGTAAAAGTTACGGTTGCACCCGCATCCGAGCCTATCACGCTTACTGAGGCAAGGGCGCAGTGTCGCGTTGACGGCTCTGACTCGGACGGCCTGCTAAACAGTTTCATCCTAACTGCGCGGACGTTGGTCGAGCAATACACGGCTACCAAGCTGGTCTCGCAAACTGTGGAATTGCGTTGCTCAAAATGGTGCGATCTTCTCGACCTTCCAGTTGCGCCGATCTCCTCGGTAACTTCGATCACCTATCTGGACACTGACGGCGTATCGCAGACGCTTTCCACCTCTGTTTATGAGGCGGTGCTGATCGGGCGCAGGCCACTCATCCGGCTGAAGGTGAACCAGGTGTGGCCGACGACGCGCTCATGCGTAGCCGACGCAATTACGGTCACTGCGGTTGCCGGATATTCCACGGTCCCTGAACCGCTCCGCGCCGCCATGCTGATGATGATTGCTCAATGGTATGATGAGCGCGCCTCCGTATCATCCACGCGGCAGTCTGCGACACCTGATGGCGGCGTTCCGACGCTCCCGAATACGGTTGACGCGCTGATCGCTAATTACCGCAAGTTCTAACCGCGTCGAGAGACGCCACTTTCCCTCTGAAGGAACCTCATAAATGGCAGACCTGTCAATCACCGCAGCCAGCGTTGCTGCTGGTTCGGGCGCAACCATCGACCGCAGCCACAACGCGGGCGCGGCGATCACCGCCGGTCAGGTGGTGTATCTGGAAAGCTCGTCTTCGACCTACAAGCTCGCTGACTGCAACAGCGCGACCGCTGAAGTCCGCACCCCTGCCGGTATCGCGCTCAACGGCGCGGCGTCGGGTCAGCCGCTTGCGGTTTGCACCAAGGGCTCGGTTACGATCGGCGCCACATTGACGGCCGGCGTGGCTTATTACCTCTCGGGGGCGGCTGGCGGCATTCGTCCGGTCGCCGACAACACGACCGGCGACTATCCGGCCGTTATCGGCATGGCGTCGAGCACAACCGTTCTCGTTGTCAACATTCAGGCGCCTGGCGCCGTTCTGTAATGGACGCAGGCCAGCTCGATCGCCGGGTTACGCTCCAGCGTAAGGGGGCGGAGACGGATGATGGTTTCAATACCGTCCCCGGCGGTTGGGCTGACCTCGCGGACGTGTGGGCTCGCTTCATTCCCCTGACCGGGGCTGAGCGGGCCGCGGCGTCACAGACCGAGGCGTTCGGGAAGGCGAATTGGGAAATCCGCAAGGATTCCTCGTGGGCCGACTTGAACGCGAAGGACCGGCTCACCGTAAAAGATACCGGGCAGGCGTTCAACATCGTGAACGTGACCGAACCGCGCCGGGGCTTCCTGCTGATCGAGAGCGTGGCTGCGAGTGACTGAGAAGTTCACCATGTCCGGCTTCAAGGAGCTGGACGCGGCGCTTGCTGAATTACCCAAGGCGACAGCGCGGAATGCATTGAAGCGGTCGTTGAAGCCCGCGGCGGACGTGGTTCAGGCGGCGGCGCAAGCCAACGCCCCGGAAGAAACCGGAGTCTTGGAGCGGTCTGTGATCGTCGGGACGAAGCTGACCAAGCGGCAGTCTCGCGACGTTCGGCGGGACGGGAAAAGCTTTTCGGAGATCTATATCGGCACGGCGCTCGGGCGAGGCATGTTCACCGAGTTCGGCACGTTCAAGGACCCCGCCCAAATGTGGTTCACCCGAGCTTGGGAATCGACCAAGAGCGAGGCGCTGGAGATTATCGCCAAAACGCTCGGCGCTGAGATTGGGAAAGCGGCAACGCGACTTGCCAAAAAGAGGGCGAACCTATGATGGAGGACGACTTACGCTCGCTCCTCAAAGCCAACGCTGGCATTTCTGCGCTAGCCAACGCTGTAGAGTGGAACGAGGTCGAACAGGGCACCCAGCCGCCATACCTTATCCTTGAATACGTCTTCGACCCGCGTGAAAAAAAAATGGATGGCCCGCAAGTTACGCGGAAGACTCGCATTCGGACAAAGAGCTTTTTCAGAAAGGGCGCGTCCGGG